ATTTTTATATTTTCGCAGCATTGAAAGAAAGAAAAAAGGAGACTGGCAGCAGTGCACAGTCTCCAAGGATGTAGTCAGCAAAGTTTGCAAGACAGGGCTGACCGCAGTGGTTTTATTATAGTGGGATTCCGGAATGCTGTCAAGATGAAAATAACAGAAAGAAACATTTCTTCCGAAAACAAGAATCGACAAATTTCGCATATTTCTCTGTAAAAATGAGAATTGATACTTGACAACCGTGTGCGTTATCATTATAATGAAAAAGCTGCATCGGGGTGTAGCGCAGATGGTAGCGCGCATGGTTCGGGACCATGAGGCCGCGAGTTCAAGTCTCGCCACTCCGACCATAACTGGACACCAATTTTGATACAATGCGTATCTTGATTGGTGTCCAGTTTCTTTTTGCAAAGTCCTTGATTCGCAAGGCTTTTTGATACTTTTTAACGATATAAGGCTTCGTGGCGTTCCGGAAACGGTCGCTGCGGAGCCTTTTGCGTTTTCTCCCATAACACTTTTTAACGAAAGGTCGAGGGGTGTGCAGATTTTAGTCGGGGGTGTGCATTTTCGGCAAAAAGGGTGTGCACATTTTAATTATTCCTCAAGAGCGCAAGAGAAAGGCCGCAAAACCTGTTCGTCCAAAATACGAACGACCTTGCGACCTTGTATCTTATTCTCCGACCTTGACCTCTGTGCCGTTCTTGAAAACGAAGGTAATCGCACCGTTCCTGTGGACGATTGCCTTCTCGACCATCACCGTCCAGATGGTGGCGCTCCACTCACGCAGCACCACCGGCTGTTTTTTGAGGGTGCGGATGTAAAGTGCCATTGCCTTGTCTTGCTGACTTTGCGTAGTACGCAGGTTCTGTAACCGCTCCAGTTCCGCAGCGGCTTTTTCGTAACGCTCGGTGAGGGCTTCATACTTTCTCAGATAAGCCTCCTGAGACTGTGCTGTAGAAGCGTTTTCCTTGACTGCCGCCTTGACCAGTTCGGCTACGACCTGTGTTTCCTCAAGCTGCCGTTCAATTTTTGCGTCCAATTCCACAAAGTCTGTCAGCGCACGGCGCATGGCTTCGCAGTCCTTGATGATCCGCTCCCGGTTCTCCATCATACGATTGTAGGCTTGAATAAAAAGCCGCTGCACGGTTTCCGTATCTACCGAGGAAGTATGGCAGCGTTCCTCGCCCTTGAACTTGCCATTGCATTGCCAGATGGTACGGCGGTAGCGGTCGGTGGAATGCCAGACCTTTGAGCCGAAGAAGCCACCGCAGTCCTCGCAGACCAGCTTGGCTGAAAGAACACTCTTTCCGCTGTAGGCTCTGCCCAGTGCCTTTCTTCTGGCAAACTCTGTCTGCACATGATCCCATTCGTCAGGATCGACAATGGCGGGATGGCTGCCTTCCACATAGTATTGCGGCACCTCACCCTCGTTGGGCTTCATCCTCTTTTCCAGAAAATCGACCGTGAAGGATTTCTGGAGTAGCGCATCGCCTTTGTATTTTTCATTTTGCAGAATGCTGGTGACCGTGGTCTTACTCCATTTATCCTTGCCGCCAGGTGACGGAATACCCAAGTCCTCCAAATATCTGCAAATGCTCGCCTGTGACTTGCCATCAAGGAAAAGGCGGTAAATCAGCTGAACAATTTTCGCTTCACTTTCCACAATGGTAGGTCTGCCGTCCTCGCCCTTTTCGTAGCCAAGGAAGCGTTTATAGGCAAGATGCACCTTTCCGTCAGCGAAGCTCTTACGCTGTCCCCAGGTGATGTTTTCCGAAATGCTGCGGCTTTCTTCTTGGGCAAGGCTCGACATGATGGTGATGAGCAGCTCACCCTTGCCGTCAAATGTGAAAATGCCCTCCTTTTCAAAGTAACATTCCACGCCGTTTTCCTTCAGCTTGCGGATGGTGACCAGGCTGTCCACGGTGTTCCTGGCAAATCGGCTGACCGACTTTGTGACAATGAGGTCGATTTTTCCGGCAAGAGCATCCGAAACCATACTGTTAAAGCCGTCTCGCTTTTTGGTATTACAGCCGGAAATACCCTCATCCGTATATACTTTTACGAAGTCCCATTCCGGCTTGGACTGTATGAATTTGGTGTAGTAATCCACCTGGGCTTCGTAGCTGGTGAACTGCTCGTCGCTGTCGGTAGAAACACGGGCATATCCAGCAACACGCCGCTTCTGCGCGGCCACCTTCGGCAGGTGTGTCAGCGGATTGATGGTTGCGGGTATCATGGTTACTTTAGGCATTGTGCTTGCTCCTCTCTAAGGCTTTTTGGCGTGCAGCTTCCTTCATCTCGTCCGTCCAGCTTTCACTACGGGAGCGGTCTTTCCATGTGCGTGTGACCTCCGAGCCATCTTTGAAGCAGAAAATTAGAATGTTTCCGTTGCATACCCGAATACTCTGTATCCGGCTGTGCAGCTGTTCCCGTGTAAAAGCCTTTACACCCAAAACTTCGGCTGTAACCTGTTGAAGCGTTGTTTCCGGTATCTGCTTGGAAGCACAGGCGGATTTGCCGAGTGTATTAAAGGTTCCGCATACCCAAACGATGCCCGTTTTGGTGGTCTTGCGGCGGTAGTTCTTTCCGCAGTTGTCGCATACCAGAAGGCTTGTGAATGGGTATGTGGTTCTCGGTGCTGGCTTCTTATTGAACTGAGCCGCCCGCCGTGCCTTCTCGGTCTGAACCGCATGAAAGGTCTTCATGTCAATAATGGCTTCGTGGGTGTTCTCTGCGTGGTATTTCGGCAATTCACCGTGGTTGATGACGGTTTTCTTCGTGATATGGTTCTCACGGAAGGTTTTCTGCAAAAGCAGATTGCCCGTATAGGTGTAGTTACTCAGTATCTTGGAAACCACAGACTGGTTCCATTTCCCACCGAAGCGGGACGGAACACCTTCCTCAGTCAGCCGTTTGGCAACAGCCTGATAGCCGTCACCGGCAAGGTACTCGTTATAAATGCGGCGGACAAGTGCGGCTTCCTTTGGAACGATCTCGTACCGTCCCTCCTTTAGACGATATCCCAGCATGGCTCCGTTCCACGGCATTCCTTCCTCAAAGTTCCGCTTAATGCGCCACTTCTGGTTTTCGCTTGCGGAGCGGCTTTCTTCCTGCGCATAGGACGCCAGAATGGTCAGCATCAGTTCACCGTCGGCGCTCATGGTGTGGATATTCTGTTCTTCAAAGAAAATGTCCACCTCCCAGGCTTTGAAGTCACGGACGGTCTGCAGCAGCGTGACCGTGTTTCGTGCAAAGCGGGAGATGGACTTGGTGATCACCATATCGATTTTTCCGGCATGGCAGTCGGCAATAAGCCTTTGAAAATCCGCTCTGGAATCCTTCGTGCCGGTCTTGGCTTCATCGGCATAGACGCCTGCATAGAGCCAGTCGCTATTTCTCTGGATAAGGTCGCTGTAATGGCTGACCTGTGCGGACAGCGAGTGAAGCATGGCGTCCTTGCCACTGGAAACACGGGCGTAGGCTGCGACTCGCTTTTTACGCTCCAGCTTCGGCGGTTTTGATACGGCGGTTATTCTTCCTGACATTGTGTCACCTCCTTGTAGTGTGACATATTACCTCTGAACTCACCGTATATCAAGTCAATCCCGCGGTATAAACTACACGAAGATATCCCATATTTTTCGGCCATAATTGTATCAATCGTGGCGTAATCCTTCGGGGTTAAAATCCCCATCGACAGCATTTGCTTTGCCTGGAGCATGGAGGCAAAATACTGCTCCAGCCGCTCTCTGTAGGCGTCATTCATCACAGCCACGCTCCCTTCCGAAGCGATCTGCAATATAGCAGGCGTGAGAGCAGTACCTTCTATGATTATTTCCATAGGCAGTAAAATGACGTCCGCAGCAGGCACAGGTGTACGCATAAACAGCTTTTCGGTTGACGCACTCCGGGTGTGACTTCCACCATGCAGTGCGGCAGGCGTCTGAGCAGAACTTTTTCGGCTTCTGCTTAGGGATGATTTTTATCAACTTCCCACACTGCTTGCAGGCAACGGCATTCTTTGCACTGTCACCCAGCCCGCTGCGGCGGCAAAAGGAGCGCACCGTATTATCCGAAATTCCGAGTTGCTCGCCGATTTTCACATAACTGACGCCCTGTAAGCGCAATATTCGTATTTGTTCTCTCTGCCAATCTGTCATAGAGTTTTCCTCCAGTCCGAGGGTTTGCCTCAGTACCGACTGGAGGGAAAACGCCTGTCTGGTCCGCAAAAAAATAACGCCCTCCACGGAAAAATCCGCAGAGGGCGTGTGATAGGTTCGGTTTACTTATTCGGGATCTTCAGCTTCATGCCGCTGTAGATGACATTGCTTTTCAGCCCATTTAGGCTGACGATTTCCTTATAGCGGCTGCCGTTGCCGAGATACTTCTTGGCGATTGCCCAGAGGGTGTCACCATGCACCACGGTGTGGATGCGGTAATCCTCGGAGGGTTTCGTGCCTGCCATGGCAAGCGCCGAGGTCTTGACCGGCGACATAATGGAGTATCTGCCGGACTCATCCTTGTTGATGACCGCACGGTCGCCGCTGACCTCGACCACATACCAGCGGAGCTTTTTCACCCAGCCGGGAATGGATTTGCCGCCATAGTAGGTACTGCCCGTAATGGTCACGAGGTCGCCAGCTTTGATTGTGCCGGTGGGCTTGGCAGGTTCGACCGGCTTCACCTCGCTGCCGAGAGCTTCCGTGACCTTGGATGCCAGATCACCCATACGGGCATACATCCAGTTGCCGGGACAGCTTTTGTTCGCAAACCATCTGTGAACAGTCAGAACCATCTCGTCAGATTTCGGGGTGTAGTTCAGCGTCTTGGCCTTATCCCCCAGCCAGAGCAGCTTCGTCTTGCCATTGCGCTTGCAGATGTCGGTGCAAAGCTCGATGAGCCGCTGGTACACCACATCCTTGAACGCATACGGCTCGGTATTGTCGCTGGCGCACTCAATGGTGACGGCTCTCTGGTCGTTGGCTGCAGAAGAGGAACACCAGGAGCGGTTCTTCTCTTCCACATACATCCCGACCCGACCATCGACACCGATGCCGTAGTTGCTGCTTGCCTGCCGTGAGGTCGGCAAGAAGATGTTGCCGAGCGTTTCCACACTGCACTGACCCACCACGCAGTGAGGCGTGATGCGGTCAATGCTGTGGGTACGCTGCCCGGAGTGGTTCGGGCTGAGTTTGGTGTAGGACACCAGGGAACTGTTTGTGTAAGCCATGATTATTCATCCTCCTTTTCACTGCGGTCATGAAGCTGCTCCAGAACGGATTTCAGCTTCTGCGGGATGGGCAGTCCCAGGTATGCGGCGTTTTCCAACAGGGACACGCCCTCATTCGATAGGTAGAAGAAAATGACGGCAGTACGCATCACCGAGCCGCTGCCGATGACGCGGGTGTCGAGAATATGCCCGATGCCGACCAGGGCGAAGATGAGCACCTTTTTGAAAATGCCCTTGAATCCGACTTCGCTGGACAGCTTCTTATCCACCACGGCGCACATGATGCCGGTGATGTAGTCGATGACTACGAAAGCCAGAAGCGCATAAAGCAAGCCGTCACATCCTCCCAAGAACCATCCCAGCCAGCCGCCGATTCCGGCGAACACCACCTGAATGGTCGTCCAGAATTCTTTCATGTTGTTTGTCCTCCTTTGAGATTAAAAATGGGTATGAAAAAAGTGACGCCGGAGCGTCACGCTTTTCCGATAGCATAGATTGATACTTTGTAGGTTGCCGATGGTACCGTATTTGGTCTTACGGCAAATATCTTTCCGGGGTTGGTCGTTGTAGACCAGCTACTCGAACTGCCTCGCTCCACAAACATGGCGTAATTGCTGTTCTCCGTGGAGATATGGACATGAGGAATTTCCGCGAAGGTAAATGGAAAATTAGGGAGCGCAATTGCGCCGCTCTCATAGAGCACGCCCCATGCCGTCGAAATGGCGGTCGTAAAGGAATACTGACCCCAACATTCCGCTGTACCGCTTTTCCATTTACGGTAATTCCAGATGCCGCTTGTCCCTTGCTGAATGACAAAATCCGCAAGGGGTGAGCCATCCACCCGCATATCCCCGGCAACATCCAGCATGGCTTGTGGCTCCGGCGTGTTGATGCCGACCTTCTTTTTCCGAAGCGCAATGAGGGGCGTACCCTGCGGAACAGTAAAATACAGATCCAGACTGCTCAAAGAATAGAGCTTGTCTTGGATCTGTAGATGAAGGTCGTAGGAACTGTTGGCATCCAGACTGCACAGTTCCAAATTGGA